GGCTGATGAGGTTGTAAGCCGCCAGGAACTTCTGGGTGCTCGGGATGCTGATCGCAGGATCGATCGAGGTGAACGTCCCGCTCATGTTCGTGGCGTATGAGAGTGAGGCACCGATGCTCGAAGCGTAGGGGTTATCGAGCGCGATCTGGATGCTGTAGCCGATCTTGTCCGGGATAGGTTCTCCAAGGTTGTACGCCTTGGTGGTGACCGAGGACTGATACGCGCTACCACCATCGAGGTAAGCCGACTGCTGCACGGGGCTCAGTCGGGTGTTGGGCAGGTAGTCATTGAACGACCAGACTTGGCCCGCACCTTCACTGAGCGAGATGATGTCGCCGGCGAACATGAGCACAGGGCCGAAGTTCGAGAAGGCGGTTGGGATGAAGTCGTTGACCTGCCAGTTGTCCCAGTAACCGAGCCACGAGCGGGCCAGTGAGTGGTAGACGATGACCGCGTTGTTCTGGTCGAATGTACCTTCCAGTTCGATTGATGAACCAGACTCAAGCAGCAACCCCTGTTCATTTTCCAATCCGATTGAGAACGGCCCAGCGGTTACGAACGGGACGGCCAAGAGGTAGCGGTTGTTCCAGAATACGCCGTCGCAGTATTCCAGCTTGGTCTTGTCGATGCGGCTGATCAGGTCGTTGATCGGGCTGCTCAGAGCGAGACCGACGCTGGTCTGGGTACCCGCTTGGATCTGCGCCATCGAGCGGATGCCGTCACGGGACAGGAAGAAGACATCGGCACCGACAGCGGTGATCGAGCGGTGAGAGGAACAGCCGATGTTGCCTGAGACGAGTGTGATGACCCAATCGGCAGGATCCTGCGTAGGATCGGCATCCACGCTCCAGATAGAGCGTTCCTTGAAGACGAGGAGCTTGTATCCGAACCACGAGTAGAGCCCGCGAATCGGGTCGCCATCGCCACCGACACGAATGGATCCAAGCGGATCCCACGACTCTCCATCGAGGATGTCCGAGAAGTAGAGGGTATCGGGCTGGATGGTGGTATCCGCGGACACGGCCCACAGGCGGTTCGTGTGCGTCGTGAGATAGAGAGGCTTGGCGGGCGCAGCGAGTGAGACGAATGCTGCCGCGTGGGACTGGTTTGTGGGGGAAATTGTAATCGTCGGGGGCGTGACGTATCCGCTTCCGGGGTTGGTGATTACAATGGATAAAATGGCTCCGTCCCCACCGATTCTTGCTTCTGCGGTAGCCGTGACACCGCTGGGCGGAGCCGACACGGTGATCGTAGGAATTGCGCTGTGACCGGACCCCTGATTGATCACATCGATGCGGCTGATCTTGCCGGCGGTGATCGCAGCGTTGGTGTTCGTGCTCGTGACATAACGCAGTGCGCTATATCCATCCGCGTAGAACAGCTTGTCGTTGAGCTGGGCGAAGTAGACGAAGCGAGACGCGTCGTTGATCGTCGAGCTTGCGATCGAGTTGTACGAGACTCCGGGTGAACCGTAGTAGAGGCTCTTGGAACCGGTGTTCCGATTGAGAACCGCGATGACGAGGCGCTCGGACGCGGCGGTGTCGAAGTAGAAGCCAGAGAAGACCTGCGAGTTGGTGGGCAGGTTACTGGCGAAGTTGGAAGTGGTGGACTCCCAGTTGGTGATGATGTCTTCCCAGTTGCGCGATTCGCTGTTGCCGGTCAGCGAGATTGTCCCGAGACGCGTGACGAGGTTGCCGAAGTCGTCATAGTCCATGTTGATGGCCTCTTCCATGCTCGTGGCAGGAATGGCATCGGGACGAGTGGCAGAGATGACCCCGGTGGAAAAGCCGTTGCTTCCATCCAGAAGCATCTGGTCATCGAGCGCGTCTGAGGATTGGAAAGGCATTAGAGGATGTCCTGGAACGTGTAGTCGTAGAGGCTATCCGGGATGATGCGGCTGATCTGCTGCTGCTGGCCACGCTCCATGTCCTTCATGATGGAGACCTGAGCAGCGCCCTCTTGGAACTTGGCCTGCGCCTTGCCGTACTGACGGGAGTATTCGAGGAGATCGCCTTCGGTGTAGGCCATCAGTGCATTCTCAACACCGCGCAGCTCGAAGTTGGTATCGTTCGAGATGGTCTGGGTTTCTCCGAACTGCCGCATCTGGGACTGTTTCTTGCCCAGGATGAACAGGGTGCCGTCGGTGTTCGGAGTCGGGATGAGCTTGATCTGGGGAACACCGGCCTCGCCGTAGGAGACTCCGAGGACGCGAGTCCAGTTAACGAAGTTGCCGGGGGTTGACTTGCGGCTATCTACGTTGTTCCAAGTGTTGGGATCGAGCTGGAAGAACGAGACCCATTCCGCGGCTGGGACTTCGATGCCGTCGGTATCACCGGAGACTGTGAAGCGTGAGGCGACCGGGAAGTCGAGGAACATGTTGTACCCGGTCCCGGAGGCGTACATCGCGGTGACGTACTGCGAGATAGTGACGAGTTCTTGGCCGTTGGTGACCGGGGTGGAGACGACTCCGAGGGTATCGTTCCAGAGGCACGAGTCCCAGATCATCGAGTAGCGACGGATGCAGAACTTCTTGGCCAACGCGAGCGTGGCCGAGTCCGTGAACGAGAGCTTGTCGCAGGCCGCTTGGGCTACTTCGGAGGGTTTCATGCGAATTCGATCAACTCAAAGTGAACCTTAGCCTGAAAGGTTGATCCAGACTGATTGAAGTAAGATCCGCCGCCATTCGCAGCAACCGTGATCGCCATGTTCTGATTCGATGTAACGAGGATCTTGAACGTATGGGTGGAAGCGGTTGATACGAAAAACACATCAGTGCTCATCGTGTTTGCCGATGTGGATTCAGCGTACACTCCAGATGCGGATATAACGTCCCCAGGTAGAGAGTAAGGAGATTGAGCTATTCCGACATAGCAAAGGGCGTCGAATTGCGGCTGGAACGGAACAGAAACCCTGATTATCGCTTTGTTTCCAACAGTTTTAGGAGTCCAAGTGTATGACCAATCAGAGGTAGATCCACTTTCCTGAATGGGGGTTCCGCTTCCAGATGAAACAACCATGTACTGGCCAGCACCTGACGGCTTAACAATCTCTTCCGACCAAACAAACTTAACGGAGCTGATGCTTGAAATCGTGGATGTTTTCAGAGCGTTGGATGCTGCTGAATCCCTGATCAGTACAGTGTCCGCATCAACAGGCGTTGTCTTAGACGGTAGGTTGTTGATCGTGACAGCGCCTGCCGTGACCGTGAGCGAATCCCCGGATGCGTTTCCGATGGTCGTGTTTCCAGTGGTAGCGAGATCCCCCAACGTGGTCGCACCGGTCACTCCGAGAGTGGTTCCAACGGTGGCGGCACCAGTGATGCTAGCACTGGCCAGCGTGGAAGCCCCTGTCACCGACAGGCTCGCCAGGGTGGACAAGCCGGTCACACCGAGCGTGGTACCGATCGTGGCCGCATTGGTAACCGCGAGGCTATCCAGCGTGGAAGCTCCGGTGACCGCGAGGCTGGCGAGCGTAGAGAGTCCGGTGACGCCCAATGTGGTTCCGACCGTAGCAGCGCCGGTGACACCAAGGCTGGCCAACGTAGAGGCTCCAGTGACGTTGAGGGTGCTGCCCATACCGACCGTACCGGTGAGCGTGGAAGCGCCGGTCACGGACAGGGTTCCGGGGATCGTGAGTCCACCAGTGATACCGAGCGTTCCACCGATCGTGGCGTTTCCGCTGGTCGTGAGAGAGCTGAGAGAGGTGGCTCCGGTGACCGCAAGAGAGCCGGCCACAGCCGTGTTGCCGCTGGCCGAAGCGACCGTGAACTTGCTCGTGGCGACGCTGAAATCGCCGGTGGAGTTGACCGCGGTGGTGGAGACTTGGAGCGCGGAATCGTTTCCGCTGCCGTCGCTGAGTGACCTGAGAGTGCCTGTCAGCGTGGCGTTATCGGATGTCTTCAGCAGGCCAGTGTAAGTGCTGGCGACGGTACTGCCTGTGAGTGGGGTTCCCATACTATTCTCTTGGAGGTAGTGCGAGCCAAGACTTGCGAATTGTCACGCGGTTTCAGGCTTTGGGTTGGGCTTTTGGCGGTAGTGCGGAGTTGGGTATGAATCCTTTGTCGGGCAAGGTATGCGGAAGGTTTTGACCTCCATGATTCCATCTTCGACGGCAAGATTGAGAATCCTATTGGTCTGAGACTGCTTCAGTCCCCATTCGATGGCCCACTGACGAGAGGTCTTCCACTCCGCTTTGGGGGTCTCGATCTTCCGCTGAAGCGCCTTGCGGATGTGCTTCAGAAGCTCGGCAGATTCCATTCGGTCTCTCCTTGTTTCCACTGATGAACGTAGAGCTGGGCACTGTCTTCAGTGTATTCGCCGAACACGATGCCGTGGGACCACGCCAGCGTACCCCGTCTCCGAAGCGCGTAATCCATGCACGGAACATCAGCGAGTGTTCCTGGCGACAAGCACACGGGGTTATCGCTTCGTCGTCCCGTGGCCATGCCGGCGCGATGAGCGTGGGCCACAACAGTGTTGCCCCATGTCTCGGCGGTATCCCGAAGGAAGTTTTCGCCGTAGAGAAGCCCGTGTCCCCATGAGTATCCTCCGAGCTTGAACCACGATCTGGGCAACACATCATGGGTCTCGATGAATACCCGAGCATGCCGTTCGATCGGTTCTATCATCTTCTGCCATATCGCCTCCGCGAATCCGCGGACGACGGTGTTGTGGTGGTGAATCAGCCTTTTGGCCCGCTCATCATGATTGCCAACAATAAACACCGTGGGCCGAAGCTCCCCCAGAAACCGCCTCCCCTGATCGATATCATCAAGGTAATCGTCTGCGGCATCGGAGTCATTGTCGTTGGTCAGAGCGCCTGCTCTAAGCGAGGCAAGGTCATAGGCGTCCCCCAAGTGAATCACCTCATCGGGACGAAACTGATCTCGGAAAAGAAGCGCGGCAGCGAGCGCATTCTGATTGGCCCGATTGCCGTGAGTGCAACCGATGGCCATTACCCGCTTTCTTGCTGGAACAACGGTCACGCTTAATTGCAAGCATTAGTTGCTCGCTCTATCAAGCGTTACATCGTCAGTTCTTGGGAAGTGCGTACCAGCCCGCTGGGATGATGATGTTGAACGGGCCAGTCATCTTGCCGTTCTTATCGAATGCGTAGGCCTTGGCCTGCGTGGCTTCGGCCAGCATCACGGGATCACCGTTCTTTACGATCACCACCTTGCTCTGGCAACCCAGGCAGATCAGCAATCCGACGGTGCAGATTGTCTTTGAGATCCTTTGGAGCATTGCCTTCTGCAATGTCTGCTGGCGGTGTTTCTCGGAGGAAATCGAGGAGTGCCTTGAGGATCTGGTAGATCCAGTTCACTCGGGCTTCTTCTCGGCGTCCTTAGCGGCGATGAGGCCGACACCGGCGGTCACCGCGGCGATGGTAGCAGCGAGATCGACGTTGGTGCTGGGATCGCCATCGAAGAGGGCTTTGAGGCAACCGCCGATAGCGACGAGGATGGCACCGATGCCGGCGAGAGTCGTTTTGGTGTTTTTCATTTCTTGATGGCTTTGTAGAGGGCGACGCAGGCGGCGGCAAGACCAACCACGGCGGAGATGAATCGGATTCCGTCGGTGAGCTGCGGCAGCATTGAAGCGGCTGTAGCAGCGGCAGCGGTGCCGAGTGAAACGGCTATTCCGTTCGTTCCGCCGTGGTTGGAAGCGTCCATGGTTTACTCAGCCTTGGGCTGGGCAGCGGTGATGATGATGTCGGCCAGAGGGACGCCGACCTTGGCGTTCTGGTAGCCACCGGCTTTGATGGCGATGTCGATGAGCTGGAGCAGTTGGTTGGCCTGCTCCTGAGTGAGTTCGATCTTGATCATATCAGGCCGCAGTGTCGGCAGACACAGGCTGATCCGCAACGATTTCCTGCGCCGAAGACGGCTCGGAATCGGCCTGCGTCGCC